GCAACCCCCACCAACTTTTCATTAACCCCACCGAAAAATTGGTGTTCCCCCTCATCTAAATAAAATAAACCAATTGAGTAACTAACTTTTGTCCATAAGTGGCTGTAGTGATTTTTTATAATCATCTCCTTTGCCACCGATTTACTAATCAATCTTACACAAAATTTGGATACATCTGAATAATTTTTACCCTCTACTTTCATAAGGCCATGTTAGTATATGTTTCCAAGTATAACCCTTAACGATTTTACGAATATTAGCAGGTGAAACACCATTGTTCCTTGCAAGAACTTTGATGTTTCTATGCCCAACACTCCACAACTCACGAATAGATTTTACCTGCCCTTCCGTAAGTTTATGTTTTGGATGAGATTCACCACACAACATATTAAATCTCCTCATTAAAAGGAATTTCAATTTGTGAATTTTTTGCTTCCCAAAATCTATAAACGATTTTTCCAATATCAGGCTTTCTATAGTTCGGACCTTTTAAGATTTTACCATCCTCTCTATAAATTGGATTACCATTTTCATCCAACTTTGACATATTGGAACTATGTACTTCATCAAATACATCTTCAATAATATCACCCATCCCATGTTGTAGAATTGTTCCTAATAAGATGTATAATTGGTCGGTGAGAGCATCTGCAATACCAACCGGGTCATCATTCTGATTTGCCTCTTTGTATTCGTTTAACTCTTCCAAACCAAGCCTATACCTCAAATCGCATATTTCATCCGATTGAACCATTGGGCTTTTGTAATACTTCTGACCATATACCTCGTGAAATTGCTTCACCTGCTCTAATTGTTTTTTCATAACTATACAAATATACAAAATAATTTTTAAAGTGCCAAATATTCTCCTAAAGATTTTACTCCAATAATTCTTTTGAACTCTGAACCATCTTTCATCAATATCACCGTTGGAACGCTTCTAATTCCATACGAACTTGCTAATCCAGATTCCGAATCCACATCAATCTTTTTTACAGGTATAGTTTTAGATACCTCTTCCATAATAGGAGCTAATTGTTTACAAGGTGCGCACCATTTTGCGCTAAAATACCAATATTCTATCATTTTTAATCCTTTTTAATTTATTATTAACCATCACAACTTACACAATCGGGGTCAGTTGCTCTTGCTGCTATATCACCCCTTAATACTGATTCAGTTCTCATATAGTATAAAGTTTTGATTCCTTCTTTCCAAGCTTCCAAGTGAACTTGATTTATCCACTTTGGAGATGCTTGTGATGGGAACGCAAGATTTAACGATACAGCCTGGTCAATGTATTGTTGCCTAATCCCAGCTTGCTTTATTAATTCTAATTGATTGATTTCTTTGAATGTTTTATACACATCTTTTACCCAATCAACTTCTTTACTTTGGATTGCGGTTTCGGGAATATCCTGAATGTTTGTTAGTTTGTTTCCCAAAAATCCCCACTTTTCTAACTCATCAATCCCTTGAACCGAACCGCCATCTTCTAAAATCTTATCCCAAGTTTCTTTGTTATTGATTCCAATTTTACGAAGAACCTTTTCCAACTCAGGATTCTTACGAATGAATGTTCCTTTTGAGGTTTGCTCCGTAAATACATTCGCTGCCCAAGGTTCAATGCCCGGTGAGATATTACCACTTAACTTTGAATTAGACACCGTTGGTGCTATTGCCCTCAAGTGGGTATTCCGCATTTCAGTTCCAACACACCATAGAGGTTCACCATATTCTTTGGCTAAATCTCTACTTGCTCTTTCGCTTTCAATCTTTATTTGTGAGAATATCTTCCTCGTTTCAAATTGAGCGGGCAACCCTTCAAATGAAATACCTCTTTGTTGTAAGTAAGTATGCCACCCAAGAACACCCAATCCCAATGCTCTCCCCTTTTCAGCAGAACGAACTGAGTTTTCAAATCCTCTCATATTCTTTGCTTTCTGAATGAACTCTTCTAATACCCCATCCAAAAACCAGATAGCAGTATAAATCAAATCAGTATCTTTCCACTCATCGTATTTTGCAAGATTGAGTGATGATAAACAACATACAAACGAATGTGATTCATCGGTGTGTAAAGCGATTTCAGAGCAAATATTGGTCATAAACACCTTCAACCCATTTTTCTTATACGCCTCTGGGTTTTGTTTGTTTACATTTCCCTTATACATAATATAAGGTTCACCTGTTGCTTTTCTCTTCTGCAATAACTTACCCCACTTTCTTCTTGCTTCTTCGTCCCCATCCTCCAACTTACGCATAAACTTATCACCCACAACTGCGCATTGATGTAGATTAAGAGATTGACGATTCACATCCCCCTTTGGTTCTCTGATTTCCAACCACTCTTCAAAATCTTTATGCTCAATGTTTAGATTAACTGATGCTGCTCCCCTACGAACTGCTCCCTGATTTGTTGCAAGAATGGTAGAATCAAATATTTTACAAAATGGAACAATACCATCGGATGTTCCGTTTCCAGTGATTTTACTCCCCGCAGGTCTTATCATATTGATACCAATACCAACACCACCACCATGCTTCGCAAGTAACATCATTTCTAAATTCTTCTGCCCAATTTCTTGAATAGAATCACCTACATCAATGCCAAAACAGGAAATAGGTAATCCCCTATCTGTCCCCGTGTTTGATAAGACAGGTGTAGCAAGGTTTAACCAACCACGCCATATATAATCAAAAAACTTTGATGCAAGTTGTGGTTTATCCAATCTCCTTGCTACCGCAGTACATACCCTCCAATACGCATCTTTGGGTTTCTCTCCTGCTAAAACATAACCTTTTGATATTGTTTTTAGGTAAACTTCAGTATGTCCCCAAGCGGGGTAATCAACTTCTTTTTCCCATCCTAATTCTTCTGCTATTTTATCTGCTGTATTCATCGTATCCTTAAATTAAAATATATCACCCCAATCTTCACCTTCACCTGCTTTACTATAATCGGTTGGCCTCATAGCAAAGAAATCAGTATGAGTCAATCCTCCCGTAAGGTGGTAAAACCACTCTAAATTACCTGCACTAACTTTATCATACTCAAATATGGGGTCATAACCTAATTCAACCAATTTTTCGTTAGCTCTTTGTTTTATAAACTCTTTTAAATCTACCGCTGATAGGTTTTCTAAATCACCCATCTCAAACATCTTATCAATAAACTTTAGTTCCATCTCCACCATCAACTTTGCAGCAACCTCTATATCGTTTCTTACCTCACCCAATAGTTCAGGAAATTCTTCACACATATGTCTGAATAACCTACATCCCATCTTAGAATGTAAAGATTCATCCCTAACCGACCATTTCATCTGCTGACCTATTCCTTTGAGGAGGTTTCTCATCTGAAACGAATAAAGGACTGCAAACGATGAATACAAAGATACCCCCTCTGCAAACGCTGAAAAGATTGCCAAACTACGGCCTACCTCTGCTCTTGCTTTTGGATTTGTTTGTAACTCTTCAGGTGTCCAATTTGCTGATACTTGTGTTAGGAATTCAAATTTTTCTTTGATTTCCGGCTCATGCATAAATGCAGCAAAATCTTCTAACCCTAATGTTTCATTAAGATAAGAATACGCAGTTGCGTGGATTGTTTCTTGCGAACCAAACGCCATAGCCATCTGCCGTATCTCATGTTTTGGAAACCACTTTGTAACCATCCCTGTCCAATAATCAGAAACAGCGCATTCGGTTTGAGCGAACCCTAATAAGATATTACCTACTAAATTCTTTTCATGCTTCTTTAAATTTTCTTTCCAATCCTTCACATCCCCTTGCATCGGAATTTCGGTATGTAACCAAAAGGCCTGCATTTGGGGTAACCATCCATCAGTATAATATTCTGGATATTCAAATGGTTTAAACGGTATTCTCTCTTCAAATAATCCCATAATAATCTCCTAAAAATTTTGTGTGTAAATATAAATACATTTTAAAACCCAATATCACCTTTCATATCTTTGTATTTTTGTAATAAATTTTTTCTTACCAAAGTTCCCCCATCTTTCATCTCTTTTTGGGTGTTTTGACCATCAATAGAATTATCATTGTATATCAAAATTTGCCCATTTGAAAAATTAGCTTTAGAGGGAAATGTCATTCCATCAGGCCCAAATCGGTTTTTAATAACATGCCATCTCCCCGTCCCTGCTAACTTATCATCAATCTTCCTACTCAATGAAACTACGAAATCAGCAGTCATCAATTTGGAAAAAGAACCTGCAATTGATGTTCCCGTAATTACATCCTGCTCAGCACCACTACGATTAATTTGTGAGGCTGTGTATAATGGAACACCATACTCCCCTGCCATACCCCTTAAATCCACTATCAACTCTTCCAAAACCTCGTACCTTTTTTCTTTAGCAGAACCTTTTAACAAATCAGCGTAATCCACCACAATTACATCAGGCTTCTTACCCTGCAATATCATCCTATCTATATGCGCTTTTAAAGCATTCAAACCAGCAGCACCTGAATTAAACCCTTTAATAACCAAATCACCCTTTAGCGAGCCTACCACCCTTTCAACCTCTTCCATATTGTACTTTAGGTTGGGTATAGGTATCCCAGTGAAAACGGAGTCAAATCGTTGCCCCACCCATGCCTCCCATAATTCCAATGTATAATACACTACGGTCTTACCACCCTTAACAGCGTTTGCCGCAACATTAACCAATGACCAGGACTTACCAATACCAGGCGGTGCTGCGAATATTATTAACTCACCCATTCCAAATCCACCCTGTGTAATTTCATCTATAACATCCCACCCAGTTGGTATTGGATTTCTTGCTAAATCTTCATATCTTTGAGTTATCATTATCTTATACTCATGCCCAACATCCGTTGGTTGACCTGCTTTCATAGCAGTATCAATTGTTGATTTTATCTTATCATACTTACCCTGCTCTAAAAGCGGTATTGAATCTAAGATAGCTTGTTTAAGTGATTGATTTGTGCAAAAGTTTAAAGTTTCTTCTTTTACATAATCCAAATCATCTGATTCTAAATCCCGCCAAACCTGCTTTAAGGTATCTATTACTGATGTTTTTAGAATATCCCTCTCAATAGGGCTTATCTTCGTTTTAAGAACATCTAATGTTGGTTTGGATTCGTAGGTATCTATGTACTCTAAAATCGTTTTACACAACCACTCAGAGGCTTCTGAGTCAAAATACTGTGGTTTTAGTATATCGTATATCTGCCTACTAAAAACCATATCCGATAATAAAGCGGATAAGATTTTAGTTTGAAACCCCGTTCCAAATTTACTTCCAAATTTTTCCATATGATACTAATATACAACCTTATTTGGTTTTTTCAAAATTATTTTTTAAAAGATTATCCAATCTCATAAAACTATTCCTTAACCACGAATCTACATTCGCAAAAGCAGTATATAACTTATCATACATAAACATTTTTTTAAACTCCAATAGATTTAACTTTGGATGCGTATTATCCAATACATCTCTCACATTTGAAATGATTGATGTTGATAT